AGATATGTTACGTCCACACTTCATGGGTCAAGTCGGTATGAGAATCATGCAACGTCCACAGGGGAAAAGTGTTTTCTCTGACGAGAATGGTAATTTCGACAAGGCTGCAATGGACGAGTTTATGAACAAGATATATATTGAGAATGTTTGGTGTTTCTCTAAGAACTCCAATAAAGACTTGTTTAGACATAAGAGAAGAAATACTCTAGAAGGTTTTTTTGCATGATATACTTTGAGGACTGTAGAGATACTATGTCCAAAAGAGACATACAGTATGATTACGTTTTATGCTCACCCCCAGACTATCAAGAGGTGGGTTTAGACCCAAAGAAAGATAAGTACTCAGACTTTCTTTCTACATGGGTTGGTGAATTGAAACCTAGAAACAATTTAGTTTCAGTTTGTATCACTGACAGAAAAGGTGATAGCACGATATACACAAAACATATAGATGTTATCAATACAATGCGTGATTATGGTTGGACTTTGAAAACACACAAGATATGGGCAAAGTCTCTAAAGATTAATATGTTCAGATTAAATTTCATGAATGTCTTGACATTTAACAAAAAACCATGTAAAGTAAATCAAACTAAGAATTTCAAACCAGATGTTTTTCTGTTTACAGATAATCAGAAGTACAAGAATTTTGGTTTTGGTATGCCTGTTGAAATGTGTAAACTTCTAATTGAAGAATGCACAACAGAAGACCAAGTTGTATATGACCCATTTATGGGAAGTGGTACAACAGCGGTTGGTTGTATAGAAACCAACAGAAAATATATTGGGAATGAAATTGACAAAGAAACTTTTGATTTATGTAATGAAAGACTAGGAACAAATTATGACAGTAGACTTTAAAAAATATACAGAGTTCGTAGACGAAGTGACAAGTCAAGCATCCAAAGATGCAGAGTACTTTGTTGAATCATGCGAAATCATTGAAGAACAAGGTGTATCCCCAGAAAGAATTCTTACCGCCGCAATCGGTATCACTGCTGAGGGTGGTGAGTTTGCAGAAATTGTTAAGAAGTGTTTCTTTCAAGGTAAACCCTTTGATGAAGATGCTCAGTATCATGCGAAACGTGAGTTGGGCGACATTATGTGGTACATTGCACAGGCCTGTATCGCACTAGATATTAGTATGGATGATGTGATTGAAACAAATATCGAAAAGTTGGAGTCAAGATACCCAGGCGGTTTTGATGCGTATCTCTCCGAAAATCGAAAGGATGGTGATATATAACTATGGACTTTTTGAAAAATATTGCGAAGACAGCAGGCAACGAATATGCTGCTCTCGTATCTGATGGTGTAGAAGCAGGGGATGTTGATTCATTTATCGACACTGGTTCTTACATCTTTAATGCGTTGTTAAGTGGGTCAATCCACGGTGGATTGCCTGCAAACAAGATTACTGCGATTGCTGGTGAAAGTGCAACTGGTAAAACATTTTTTGTTATGGGAATGTGTAAGTCGTTCTTGGATGCAAATCCAGACGCTGGTGTTTTGTACTTTGAATCAGAAAGTGCAATCACTAAACAAATGGTTATTGACAGAGGGATTGACCCAGATAGAATGGTTATCTTACCTGTCACAACTGTACAAGAGTTTAGAACACAGGCAATCAAAGTTCTTGATGCATATATCGAACAGGATGAATCAGAACGTAAACCTATGATGTTGTGTCTTGATTCACTTGGTATGTTATCTACAACGAAAGAAGTAGAAGATACTAGTGATGGTAAAGAAACCAGAGACATGACTCGTGCTCAAGTTCTCAAGGCTGCATTCAGAGTTCTTACTCTGAAACTTGGTAAAGCAAAAGTACCAATGGTAGTCACTAACCACACTTATGATGTTGTGGGTTCTATGTTCCCAACAAAAGAAATGGGTGGTGGTTCTGGACTAAAGTATGCCGCATCTTCAATCATTTATTTGTCTAAGAAAAAGGACAAAGATGGTACAGAGGTTGTTGGTAATATCATTCACTGTAAAAATCAGAAGTCACGTTTGACTATCGAAAACAAGATGGTTGATGTACGTCTGAACTATGAACGTGGACTTGATAGGTACTATGGTTTACTTGAACTTGCACTAAAATACGGTATCTTCAAAGCAGTATCTACTCGCATCGAATTACCAGATGGTACGAAAACATTTGGTAAGACAATCAACAATGACCCAGAAAAATTCTATACTGAGGAAGTCATGAAACAATTAGATGAAGTTGCTCACAAAGAATTTAAGTATGGAAATCCAGTAGATGAGGTAGAAGATGCAGTTCCAGAGCCTGAATGAAAACTACATTCGTACATATGATAACGTAATCAATGACAAACTCTGTGGTGATATGATTGCAGAGTTTGAAAAGAATAAAGAACAATTTGATGTCCAGACATTAGAGGGTCATCGTTCTTTTACACAGATTGCATTACAACAACACGAAAACTGGAAACAGTTTCTTGACCCACTATATTGGGCCTTCAACAAATGTATCAAAGAATATATGAAGGACTGTAATATCGTAGAGAGAATGTTCCCAGAAGAATTTGCATACGAGATGTTTCGTATGAAAAGGTATGAACCAAACGGAGTGGATGAATTCAATGACCACGTTGATGTTGGTAATCATGCTTCTGCAAAACGGTTCTTGGTATTCTTTTTATACCTCAATGAACCAGAAGGTGGGGAAACTGATTTCCCACAAAGAGGGGTGACAATTACCCCAAAGACAGGCAGTCTGTTGATGTTCCCACCTATGTGGACACACCTTCATGCTGGTCGAAAAGTAACAGGTGATGTTCCTAAGTATATCTTGGGTAGTTACCTACATTATGTATAGGAGAAAATACAATGAAGGGCAAAATCGTATCCCTTGTAACTCTTGCTGGTGAGTATATCGGCAAATTCATGCACGAAAGTAATGGAAACATCACACTTGAAAACCCAAGGATGTTGGTAAATACACCAGATGGCAAAGTAGGATTTGCAAGAGGTATTTGCATGACAGGTCAAGAAAATCCTAAAACTGGTATGTTCTATGCTGGTGGAGTTGTTATCGTAACAGAATCAAACGAACAATTCAAGTCTGCATATATTGAAGCAACCACAGGTCTTGCGACACCAAGTAAAGGACTTATCCTCTAATGAAGGATATGAGTGAGTATTTCAAGTATGTCGAAAGTAAAGACCAAAAGTGGACAGGTATTGGTCTAACTAAAAAGGCAGGCAAGTATGAGGGTGTAGTATATCGCTATGGTAAAGTAGATGTTTCAGAGGACAAAGAAAATGAAAATGCTACTTTACATTTTGAATGGGATATGTTAGATTCTAATGACTTACCAAAAGACTTTTTTGGTGATGACTTTTTTGAACTTGCTGGAGACATTCTTCAGCATATTATTATGGAACAACTAGACGAGGGCAGTTTACAATATGTCGATGCAGACGATAGAGAGAACAACATTAACTAATCTGATTTGGGATGAGGATTACGCAAGAAAGGTAATCCCATTTATCAAACCAGAATATTATTCAGACAAGAATGAACGTGTAATCTTTGAAGAGATTACGAAGTTCACTGAAAAGTACAATGCGATTCCTACACAGGAAGCACTCACTATTGAAATCGACAGCCGCAAGGATATCAATGATGATGAGTATAAAAAGATTGTGGACATTATTAGTTCACTGGAAAAGACAGATGTTGACACCCAATGGTTACTCGACACCACAGAAAAGTTCTGTAAAGATAAAGCCATCTACAATGCGGTGGTTGAAGGAATAGGAATTATTGATGGAAAGGATAAGGAGAGAACCCCAGAGGCAATCCCTTCAATCCTTTCAGAGGCACTTGCAGTATCATTCGATACTAATATTGGTCACGACTATGTTGAAGATGGTTCAGACCGTTTCGACTTCTATCACAAGAAGGAAGAGAAGATTTCGTTTGACCTAGATTACTTCAACAAGATTACAAAAGGTGGTCTACCTCAAAAGACACTCAACATTGCACTTGCTGGTACAGGGGTTGGTAAATCTCTGTTCATGTGTCATGTTGCTGCATCAACACTTATGCAAGGTAAGAATGTCCTGTACATCACAATGGAGATGGCAGAAGAACGTATTGCAGAACGTATTGATGCAAACCTAATGAACATTACAATGGATGACTTGCATACTCTACCAAAGAATATGTTTGAAACAAAGTTGTCCAAGATACAGAAAAAGACAAACGGAAAATTAATTATCAAGGAATACCCAACTGCATCTGCTCACGTTGGACATTTCAGAAGTCTTATCAAGGAACTTGCATTGAAGCGTAGTTTCAGACCAGACATTATTTTTATTGATTATCTAAATATATGTGCATCTTCAAGATTCAAAGGAAATGCAAATGTGGGTTCATACTTCTACATCAAAGCGATTGCAGAAGAACTTAGAGGACTTGCAGTAGAAACGAATGTACCGATTATGTCTGCAACCCAGACAACTAGAACTGGTTATACCTCGACAGATATCGGACTTGAAGATACTTCAGAGAGTTTTGGTTTGCCTGCAACGGCAGACCTAATGTTTGCACTCATCTCGACAGAGGAACTAGAAGACCTTAATCAGATTGTAGTCAAACAGTTGAAGAACCGATACAATGACCCAACCATGAACAAGAGATTTGTATTGGGAATAGACAGGGCAAAGATGCGTCTGTATGATTGTGAACAGGAAGCACAAGAGGACTTAGTTGATAGTGGACAAGATGACAATGTATTCGATAACACACCGTTTGCTGGA